AATATATTACGGAAAAAATTAAAATAAGATTTCTTAAATAGTTATAATGATAAAATACATCTTATCTATATTTATTTTTTCAGTAATTCTTTTTCTTTACCTACATATTAATTATCATTTAAAATGCAGTAATGATTTAGAAGTTTATACAATAGAATCTCCTTCTAAGGAAACATTAGAAGAAATATGCAATATAAGACAACCAGTAGTTTTTGATTTTTTTAATGAAAATCTTATGACAGAATGTAATATTGAAAATTTAGAAAATGAGTACGGGGCATTTGATGTTAGTTTAAGAGATAAAGATAATAAAGACGATAATACTGAACTTTATCTTCCATTTCTGCTAAAAGAAGCATTAACTATATTTCGAGAAGGTGAAAGTAAGAAATATTTTAGTGAAAAAAATAATGATTTTTTAGTAGAAACAGGAATAATAAAAAAAATGCAATACAATGATGGGTTTTTAAGACCACCTTTGGTGTCAAAATGTGAGTATGATTTATTATCTGGCGAACTGAATGTAAAAACTCCATTAAGATATAATGTTAATTATAGAAATTATTACTATGTTACGTCTGGAGAGATAGACATAAAACTAGTTCCTCCTAGCAAGAATAAATATTTATATGAAAATAAAGATTATGATAATTTTGAGTTTTCATCTCCATTAGATTTATGGGATATTCAAGACAATTATAAAACAAATTTTGAAAAAATAAAAGTATTAGATATTAATTTAAAACCAGGACAAATTGTTTATATTCCAGCATATTGGTGGTACACAGTACGTTTTACAAAATTTTCATCCGTTTGCAAGTTTAGTTATAGAACTTTTATGAGTTCTCTGTCTATTTTACCAGATTTAGTTTTGAAATTGTTGCAGCAGCAAAATGTAAAAAGAGATATGTTTGATAAAATTTCAGAGACAAAACATAACAAAGTTAATAATAATAAAAAAAACATATAAAGCAAAGTTAAATTATAATATATTATGACATCTATTTCGGATAAATATTTAAACACTATTGTTCATAACAAAAAAATTAAAGATGAAAATATTATTGGTATGTATCCATTAATAACTCCTAATGAAGTTTTAAAAAAAGTTCCTATTAGTCAAGAAATAAAAAATTTTGTAATTCAAAAAAGAAATGAAGTAACAAATATATTAAACGGTACAGATAATAGAAAATTATGTATTATTGGGCCATGTTCTATTCATGATATAGAACAAGCGAAATATTATGGTAAATTATTAAAAGAAATAAGTGACAAAGTAAAAGATAAGATTTTAATTGTAATGCGTGTTTATTTTGAAAAACCACGAACAACTGTAGGATGGAAAGGTTTAATTAATGACCCTGATTTAAATAATACATTTAATATTAATAAAGGTTTATTAAAAGCCAGAGAACTTCTATATTTTTTAAATAATATAGGTATGCCATGTGGATATGAAGTGTTAGATACCTATACACCACAGTATATTTCTGATTTAATCACATGGGGTGCAATTGGTGCAAGAACAACAGAAAGTCAGGTTCATAGACAAATGATTTCTGGATGTAGTTTTCCAGTTGGTTTTAAAAATAGTAGAACGGGAGATGTTGAAGTAGCAGCAGAGGCAGTTATTTCAGCAGCACATCCTCATTGCTTTTATGGAACAACATATAATGGTAAGAGTGCAATATGTCATACTTCAGGTAACCCTAATTGTCATATTATTTTAAGGGGTGGAAAAAATGGACCAAATTATAAGATTCCAGATATAATAGAAACAATAAAAATTTTAAACAACAAAAATATAAATGGAAATATAATGGTAGATTGTTCACATGGAAATAGTGGAAAAGATTTTAGAAAACAAAGTGAAGTATTAGAATATTTATGTGATAAAATATTTTTACCAACAAATAAAACCAATAGTGTTATTGGTGTAATGATAGAATCAAATATTAATGAAGGCAAACAAAAATTAGAATTTGGAAAAAAACAAGATTTGCAATATGGAGTAAGTATTACTGATTCTTGCATATCTATAGAAGAAACAGATGATTTAATGATTAAAATGTATAATAAACTATAAAAATGAATATAAATGCTAAAAAATTTATAGAAAATTTCTAGAAAAATTGATTAATATAAATATAGGATAAATAATATAAATCCGCCCGCTTTTTAATTTATGACTATTTATAAATTAAAAATAGAAGATAGGGAATATAAAGATGTAAGTGTTGTAGATGCATATACATTAACATCAAAACCTGTACCTCAGAATTTAGATCCCATAAAAAATAAAATGTTTAATCAAGATATTTTTGAAATTTTTGAGACAGAAACAACTACTATTATAAACATTTTACATTCATGTGCTCGTTCAATGAAAGTTGTACCAGGAGTTTTAGTTTTGCATGATAACAAAACTTTTGGTAAAAAAAAAGATAAATTTTTGTATAAATGTATACCCGATGATAAAAGATTTCCAATATTTGTAGTCCCATACAAAATTAAACATGGTTTTATTAAAGCACATAAAAATAAATATATTGTATTTAAATTTAAAAGTTGGGAAAATAAACATCCTGAAGGACAAATCGTAAATGTCTTAGGTGATGTGGGTTTTCTGGATAATTTTTATGAATATCAACTTTATTGTAAAAGTTTATATGCTTCTATACAAAATATTACTAAAAAAGCATTAAAAAAACTAAAGCAAAAAACAGAAAATGAATACATAGAAAACATATTACAAAAGTATAATTTAAAAGACCATCGTGACAAAAATATTTTCAGCATTGATCCTGAAAAAAGCAAAGATTTTGATGATGCGTTTTGTGTGGAAAACATAGACGAAACGACAGACAAAATAAGTATCTATATTTCCAATGTATCTTTCTGGATGGATGTATTGGATTTATGGGACTCTTTAAATCAACGCATTACAACAATTTATTTACCTGATAGAAAGCGACCTATGCTTCCTTCAGTATTATCTGATGCGCTTTGTAGTCTTACTGAAAAGGATATTAGATTTGCATTTACATTAGAAATAACAGTAGATAGAGAAACAAATAAAATAGTATCACATGAATACCATAATGCCGTAATAAGAGTGACTAGAAATTTAAGATATGATACAGATGAACAAGAAAATTATCCAGAATATAAGTATTTATTTGATATTGTGAAAAAAATGAATAGACGACAATTTCGTTATATGGATAATATTGAAACAAGTCATGATGTTGTAGCATACTTAATGATTACTATGAACTATATAAGTGCAAAAGAACTTGAAAATTTTAAAGCCGGTGTTTTTAGGTCTGCTAAACTAAGAGAACATAAACAACTTCCAGAACACATAACGCCTGATATTAAGAAATTTGTGAAAAATTGGAATAGTTTTGGAAGTCAATATAATAAATTTGAAAACATGTCAGGACATGCAATCTTAGATTTTGATGCTTATGTACATATCACGAGTCCTATTAGACGTTTGGTTGATTTACTTAATATTATGGTGCTTCAAGAAAAATTAGGTTTAAATAAAATGAGTGAAGATGGTGCAAAGTTCTACTATTATTGGACGAATAATGGGAATTTGGAGTATATTAATACAACAATGCGCTCTATAAGGAAGGTACAAAATGATTGTAATCTACTAGCATTGTGTACAACAAACGACGAATTATACAATAAACAATTTAATGGTTTTGTATTTGATAAAATTACTAGAAACGATGCATTATATCAATATATGGTATATTTGCCCGAAATTAATATGGTTAATAGATATACATCACGATTTAATAGAGATAATCATACAATGCAACAATTTAAAATATATTTATTTAATGATGAAATTAATTTGAAAAAGAAAATACGATTAGAATTGGTAACTATGTAAAAGTATTTAAATAAACAATATAAGTAATAAATATTAATATTGTTATATGAGATTTATTTCTTTTTTTCTTTTAGTTTTACAAATTATTTCTGTATCTTGTAATCAAAATATAGATACAACTCGGGGTTATTCATCTAAAGAAATTGATGATTCTTGGATTCGTGTTCCCTGGAGTAGCGGTGGTTATTATTATCATAATATGTTGACACGTGAAGATAGGGATGACCATCCTCAGTGTTTGTCTGGTACATGTAATTGGAAATGGTCCAATCCTAGTTGTAATAATTAATAATAGTATAATACCTATATAAAATCCATGATGTAAATAAAATAGATGGTGTAATAACTAAAAAAAGTTGTGTTTTTGTTAATTTTTTCATATTTTCCATATGCTCCCCAATCATATCAATATCTTCATCTGTTATAGGTCTTCCCATATACATTAATTATAAATAATATGTTTATACTATTTATAATCTAACAAACAAATGAAAATTTTTACACAAGTTTTTAACAAATTTATAAATAAAGCGATTGATTAGTTGCAATTGATTTTAAAATCATTGTAGGAATTTTACTTAGTTTATGGAGTAATTCTACATTTTCAGTTATAATACATGATTGTTCTAATTCATTACACATATTTTTAATTTTCAATATTGCCTTCACAAACTCTCCAATATAAATATTATATGTTTTGGCTTCATTATAAATTCTATTGCATTGCTCTTCATTTTCTGCTAAGCACCAATTAAGCATAAATTCTGACATATCATACTGTATATCATAATCTTGTGAGAAACTGGTTTGATATTTAGTTTCTATATCATACCAATAATCTAAATTCTTTTTAATGCTTTTAATAGCATTAATAATTTTTTCATTGCAATTTATATTACTAACATTGTGGTATTTATCATCATCACTTAATCTGATAGGAGTAAATATACTTAATACTGACACAATTTCTTCACATGATAATTCATTAAAAACGCCATCACTTATAGCATCTGTCATTGCTTGTGAATGTATTTCATGAACGTTTGCGCATATTTTACCCTTATCTGTTAAAGTAAAATCATCATTAATATAATTTTCATGTTTCAAAATATCTAAATGGAGAGAAATTTCACTATTGAAATAATTTTTTGTATTTTTTATATCGTTTTCTAATTTTATTATTTGATTTGACATATCTAACCATTCCATAAAATATTTATAATCCCTTTCAAATGATTTATCAGAAGAAATTTCATTCATTTCACTTTGAATTATACGTCTTTTTTTTTTATTTGAAAATTCAATACTATTTTGCAATTCATAATATCTAGTTAAGGCTTCTTTGCTTGTTTTTATATATTCAAAGCCTAATATTTTTTTATTATACATTTCTTTTAAATGTTCATATTGACCCTTCATAGCCAATTCTTGTTGACCAACTTCATTAGACAACATACTATTTTTCATAAAACCTTCAAATTCATTATT